TACTATTGTTTGGAATTGTCTATCATTTTGTGGTTCTAAAAATTGTATGCTACCTTCAGCATTCCATAAGAAATCAGTAAGATTCCAATTTGAATCAGATAACTCCCATGTTTTTGTTCCAGTATTTTCATCCACATAAAATTGAAACTTACATGAACTACCTATGATTGGTGAAAAGAAATCATCATCTTGCTGGTATGATACTACAACTGGATTTGGTCCGAGTATTAAATTAGTTGAAATAGCACCAGTATATCCATCTTCTAATATTTCTAATAAAAATTTATTTTCATCAGTATCAAAGAAATTCACTCTAAACAATTCACCGTATGCCATAATCTTAACCAGTTATCCTTGTTCTAAAATCACCAGCCCTTTCTAATGCTAAAACTAGGTCTTGACCTCTTAGTGTAAATTGACCTTTTTGTGTGCCTTGACTAGCATTCATTAAATGTGGTAATTTTTCTAATGGTATAATAGCTTCAGCGCCAGCCTCACCTACAAGACCCATAACTGGTCTAGTCACAATACCACCTTCAGCAAAGGCAGTAAGTCCAGCAAAAGCACCACCAACCAATGATGTAGCCGCTGCTATCATGCCCGGTAATGCAAAGAATCCACCCGGTATCAATGATGCAGTATTTGTTGCAGAAGATATTGCACCAGCTTGTGCTGTAGAGAATTGTGATGCTACTTGTCCTTTAGCTAAAGCCTTAGAAACTGCCGCATTGATTATTGATTGTATTGCTAATTGCATCAATACTTTTAACATACTTTGCACAATACCTTGTATGCCTTCATTAGCTAAACCAAGACTAGCAATAAATTGGTCAGATAATCCAACTAAATGTTGTTGCATAATACCAGCTACTTGTTGGACTTGTTGTTGAAAACTTTGGAATTGTTGTAACCTTTTTTGGTTTTGTTCTTCAAACATACTATCTACTGATTGTGATAAATCAGCATTAGCTTGTTCATTAATTGCATTTAATTCATCTCTAAATGTTTTAACATTTTCTAATTCTTTTTCTAGTTCAGAAAAATCTATGACATCATCAAATTCTAAATCAGCTTCATCACCCATCTTTTCAGCAAGGTCTACAGCTTCTAAACTTTGTA